CTGATTTGATTGAGGCTTTTCCAGAAACTATTTCCATGTTGGGTGATACTGGTCTTGTTGCTGCAACCTTTGGATTGGAAACATTTCATCCAGAAGCAAAGAAAGCCATTGGCAAAGGATTGGATAATGAAAGGCAGTTTGAAGCAATTAGACAATTGAAGAAATACAAACCAATTTATACTTACACGGGTATGATTTGTGGATTACCAGGAGAACCAATTTCTAGTGTATTGAATAGTCAAAAAATATTGATTGAACAAAACTTTGAGGTGTTTGATAATTGGGATTGGTGGCCACTTCTAATTAGAAAAGGTTCAATAAGTCGTTTAAGTGAATTTGAAAAAGAATATGCAAAGTGGGGTTATTCTGAAATGTTACCTGGAGAATACATTATTCCTGCCGGAGAAACCGATACAAAATATGGTAACGAAAATGATGGCGTGATGGTATGGAAAAGTAAATATGCAAATTGGTATACCTGTAGGGCAATTGCCAATAATTTAAATATGGAAACAGAAAAACATAGAATTAAAGCTGGAAAATCCATATATGGAAATGCAGATAAAGGAGTTAGTATCAACCATGATGTTTATGAACTAGTTGGTTTGGGTGTTGATGTTAAAGATATCATTGATGGTAATTTTGATAAAAGTTTTTTAAATAGAAAAATACAAGAAGCTGACCAAACCATTCTTGAATATAAAAAATTAAAGTTGGGATTATTATGATTTGGACAAAAGAAGAAATATCAATCGCAGATGAGTTGATGGAGATTGCACCAAAATTACGTGACGAATTTTTAGATTATCATAAAGATTTTCATACCACATTCAAAGGCGGTATATCATATGCTGCAGCCAACCCTCTAACAATTCTAACAGATGAAGAAAAATCTATTTGGAAAGTGGAAGGACTAAGATATGTTTGCCGTGATCAAAAAGTTGAACGAAATATGTTTTTGGATCCAAAAGTATCAAAAGTATTTCCAACAGCAACAGCACTAACAAAAAAGTACCTTGACTATTGTGGTTGTAGTGGTTATAGTGTTTTGGAACCTGGAGGAGTAATTCATAGTCATTCGGATATCGAAAACACTTCACACTCTACCATTAGAATACACATACCACTAATTATACCTGAAGGCGATGTTTGCCTTGAAACTGGAGGTGTTAAAAATGATTGGTCAGATTTGTTCGCTTTCGATAATGGAGAATTGCATAGTGCATACAACAGAACAAACAAGAGAAGGTTAATTTATATCATAGATATAGCTAGATCATTTTTATCAATACCAAGTTGGGGTCTTAAAGTTACTTCAATTTCAATACCTAAAGTTTAAAATAATGTTTAATTACTGCCCACCAAAACAATTACAAGATTTACAATCAGAAACTTTTCCTGATGGTAAACGATTTTATAAATTACCTGATGGTACAAAATTACCATCTGTCACCACGGTGATTGGTGCTCAAAAGAAACATATTTTTCAAGCATGGCGTAACAAAGTTGGTGAAGATGTTGCTAATGCCATCACTAAGAAAGCAACCTCTCGTGGTACAAATGTTCATACATTATGTGAACGATATTTAAACAATGAATCATTAGGTGATATTATGCCTGATGCACAGGAAATGTTTTTATCAATTAAGCCAGAATTGAATCGTATCAATAACATTCATTACCAAGAACAGGCACTTTGGTCAAAACAATTAAACATGGCTGGCCGTGTGGATTGTATTGCTGAGTTTGATGGTGTGCTTTCGGTAATTGATTTTAAAACATCCAAAAAAATCAAAAGCCATGAAGATATTGAAGATTACTTTTGGCAAACATCTGCCTACGCCTTGATGTATGAGGAGTTGATTGGTGAACCTATCCATGATTTGGTTATCATCATGGCCGTTGAGGATTCAAGTCCTATCGTGTTCAAACAAAAGACCGAGGACCATATCACAGGTCTAGTTAATGCCATTTCATATTATGAAAAAAGTGGTAAACATTAAGTCAGCTGGTTGCCTATATAAGTATAAACACTTATAATAGGAACACTATGAACAAATATTGGAAAAAACTCTGCACACCCGAGCAGAACGAAAGACAGTACGGGGCTTTAAAATTTTTGGCTGGTGGTCTAAGTTTTCTTTTTGTTATTTGGTTACTAGAAAGGATACTGTAATGCCTAGCAAAGAATGTGTAAAACAAGTTAAAGTAAAAAGTTTTGCTTTTTATACTGGTGCCTGTGCTTTTGGAATATTGGTGTTAACAGTATTGTATTTTATAAGTAAAGGTGTATAATGAGAGTTAAAAATTTAATAAAAAAATTATACAAAGCAGAAATTGAACATAATGTTGAGAAGATTAAAAAAATCTGGTTTAAATTGATTAAAAAATCTTTGAAACATAAACATACTGAAGCTGTAAAGTAATTCGTAGAAGTTGTTTGAACGTTGTTGTGGACGTGGGTGCGATTCCCACCACCTCCACCAAAAGTATATTGACGAACCGAGTTATCGGTAGCAAACACACAATATAGTTGTGGCAATATACTTCTGATGGGGGTGCCTAGATTCGACATGGCAATAATTAGAACAATGGAGAATCGTCAAAGCTAAAGACGTTAGGGTTGAGGATACTCGGCCGAAGAAGCAAAAAACTATAAACGCAAACGATAATAAGTATGCACTTGCTGCCTGATAGGTAAGCGGAGTTTCACCAGGTGAACTTAGCAACAGAATCACCTGGATAAATAAAACACCAGCATTACACAAACCGCTGGTAATACACATAAACACACACAAGGAGAAGTAAAATGAGTATGACACCATACGAGATACGGCTAGAACTCTTAAAAATGGCCAAAGATATGCTAACTGATGACTATCACACAAAACGTGATGCTCTACAACAGCAATGGCATACACAGGTCGATGCAGCTAAAATTGCTGGTACAACATCACCTGACTATCCTGCCTTACCGGCATTCCCCACAGAAGATGAAATTGTAAAGAAAGCAGAAGCTCTCAATCAATTCGTTTCTCAAACCACTCCACAGCCTGAAGTTAAAATAAAATCGAAAGCAAATTCGTAATTGGAGACCAAGGCGGTCTGATGTTAGGCCGCCGTAATCAAAAAGGAAGAAAGATGTTTAAATTTAACACACAGAAGTTTAACACACTAGCAGTAGTATTAGCAGTATTAACAATAGTATATACAGCACCAACTCTATCGAGAGAATTCATTACAAATACAACACAGAAACAAGTATCAGCAGATTATCAAAAGCAAATAGAATGCCTTGCTAAAAATATTTACTATGAATCTGCCGGTGAAACATATGAAGGAAAATTAGCCGTAGCACAGGTCACATTGAATCGTGTTAATAGTGGCATTTTCCCACGAGATATATGTTCGGTTGTTTATCAAAAGACAACCGACCAAAATTTAAGAACAGTATGCCAATTCTCATGGACTTGCATGGTCAAAGAAATGGTACATGGCCAAGATCGGTATAGATGGGAAGAATCTCTTTTAATTGCTAAAAGAGCATTGACAGTTCCAGTCCTACATGATAGGATATCAGAAACAAATGCATTGTATTACCATGCAGTTTATGTAAATCCTGGTTGGAATAAACAAAAGGTTGTAACAAAAATAGGTAATCATATATTTTACAGTAGAATTTAATATGCCAAATCGTGAAGAAATAAAAAAATTTAGTATGATGATTGAAAACTTGGTGGCAGAAAATGGTCTAGGTTATATGGATGCCATCTGCCACCATTGTAAAGAAACTGGTTTAGAAATTGAAGTAGCTGCAACATTAATATCCCCTGCACTCAAATCAAAAATAAAAGAAGAAGCGCAAGATAACAATCTGTTGAAAAAAACATCCAGGTTGCCAATTTAAAATTTTATGACTGAAAATTCAGGTTTTGCCGCATATGCCTTATGGAATGCTTTGAAGTTACATTTTACTTCCGAATCTTATGATTATTTTAAGTATAACGGAAAAACAAATGTATCTAAACAGACATTTACCACCAACAAATCAAAATACCAATTCTATAAAC